ATGTAACTAAATGGAATGGACTCAAGATAAAAAAGATGAACTTGAAAAATTAATTAAAACGCAAACAGTTCAAGAAATTGCTAATCATTTCGGAACTAGCTATTCTGCAATAGCTACAAAATTAAATCGATTAGGATTATCTGTTAAAAAAGCTCAAAATATTACATGGACAAAAGAAGAGGATGAAGTATTAAAAAATATTTGTGAATTTGCTCCAAAAGAATTTATAATGGAAAAAATACCAAATAGAACATGGTCATCTATCTCTCAAAGAATGAATAATAAATTTAACATTAAAACTGGCAAAAGAGATTCTGTTTACGTTAAATATGATTTATTTGATACATGGACAGAAAAATCCGCATATATATTAGGATTTATATTAGCCGATGGATATATTCAAACTAAAAATAAAAATGGCAATAATAAATTTAATTTACAGTTTGAACAGAAATCTACAGATATAGATATAATCTATAAAATATGTGCAGCACTAGAATTTAGAGGAAAAATATTTTTCTCTAAAAACAAAAGAAATGTTAAAATTATAATTCATAATTCCCATTTAATTAAAGAAGCTATTAATAAAGGAATTCCAGAAGAAAATAAAACATTCTGTGCAAAATTTCCAGATAACATTCCTAAAGATATGATTCGTCATTTTATTCGTGGACTAATAGATGGAGATGGCTGGAGTTCTATTAATAAAGATTATAGAAATAATGATAGATATATTCTTGGATTTTGTGGAACAAATTCACTCGTTACCCGAGTAAAAGAGCTTCTTCCAGAAAAATTAGATAATATAAAAATTTCTAAAAGCTCAAATAATTGTTGGCGTTTCAATATTGAAAAACAAAAAGCATTTAATATAGCTAAATGGTTATATGAAGATGCAACTATTTATCTTGAAAGGAAATTTCAAGCATATAATAATGCTAAACATATTTACGATAATATGCCCCGTGGTTAAAGAAATTTAGCCAGGACACCTACTGAAAACCAGTAACTCCTCAAGAGCCTTATCACTACAATATGAGATAGAATCAGAAACTCATATGAATGTGAAGAAATTCAGAAACAACGATAAGGATGTCTCATGGCGAAAGTCTAAAAGATATTAACAAGGGATGTTTGGTCGCCAAGCTTAGAAATAAGAAGGTCAAACGACTATCGGTTGAAAAACCGTTAGGAGCGAGTGCTCCGAAGTGGTAGGCCCCTAACACATTATGGTGAGGGTGAAGAAATAGTCTCCTCTCTAAATTGAAACTTAGAGCGTTTATATATTATAATTTTGTATATAAACGAATATAGCAGTAACGAGCTATATTAAAGATAAAGGAAAAAGCTCCAATTTATACTATGGGTAGTGCTGAACTTCGCTCTGTAAGCAGAGGTTAATTTAGCCTCTTCTCTATGGTAACATAGTTAAAATAAAATTCGTGATATGCTGGAAACTCCTTAAAGTCTTACTACCAAAACAGAATGTGAAAACATAAATGGCAATGGTTTTAAAAAGTGTAAGAATTGGACAATCAGCAGGCAGTTTAACTTAAAAGTTTTACGCCCCAACGACTATCCCATTGGCCAAAAGGCATTAGGAGTAGGGCCTATTATTAGGTTGGTGAAAATCCATTAAATCAAAGTGCGAATCTCTTTTCAGCAATACCTTGATTTACACTTCAAAATAATATATAATAAAAACATAGAAATTATAAAATATTATTTTGGAGGCAAAAATATGGGTAAGCATTTATATAATTATAACTGGGACTTTTTTGAAAAAGATTCTGAAGAATTATATTATTTCCTCGGCTTTATAGCAGCTGATGGATATATTAGTGATAATGAAATAGAATTAACACTAAACGAAAAAGATATTAAGATTCTTGAAAAATTAAGAAACTTAATTGTTCCAGATAAACCACTAATATATAGAAAAAATACAAAATCATATATGTTAAAAATTAGTTGTAAAAAAAGAATACCAGAATTTAAAAAATTTTATTCTATGACAACTAATAATAAACATAAAGAAATAAAATTCCCTTTAATCAAAAAACAATATATAAAACATTTTATTCGTGGATATATAGACGGAGATGGTTCAATAGGAACAGCTAAAGCATATAGAGATGATAAAATATATATTGGAATTAGGTTAAGAATTCTCGGTAACTTGAATTTTCTAAAAGAATTAAATGACCAAACAAAGAATTTTGTTAAGCATAAAACAAATTCCATTAGAAAAAAGGGAGCTGAAAATGTATATGAAATTACATATAATTTTTCTACGGCAAATGCATTATTAGAGTGGTTATACAAAGATTCTAATATTTATTTAGAACGAAAATATATAAAAGCTGAAAAAATCTGGAAAGATGAAGATATAGTCTAGTCCCTTTAAAATATCTCGAAAGAGAGGGTATAAACGAAACGCGGGATTGCTGGCAGTTTAGTATTTACAGTATTTGACCGTGATGCACTTATCGAAGGTTTGAAAGAACATATCCAACAACAACAAACATTCCACCGTCTTGGTGCTCATAAAAACATGGAAGCTATGACTATTGAAGAATGGGATAGCCAAATGACTGATATGGCATTGGAAGGTGTAAGTGGTGCTACTGCAACATCTGCAAATAAAATCACTAATAATGTTGTTGAATCTCAACAACCAGAATACGAAGATGAAATTCCTCCATTTGATATCACTATTTCTTTCGCAAATGAATATGGTCAAAAAGCGACTGTAGTTATTTACGGCGTAGAAATTTTGAATGAATCTAATGGATTCTCCATCGATGATGTTTCCTCTGAAAAAGCTTGTACATTCATCGCTCGCCGTGTAGAATATATGCGTGCGGTAAAAGATGATGCTACAAGTGCAACTGGTGCATCTAAATAATAACTAAATATAAAGTAATAAAAAAGGTTGAAGTAAAATTCGACCTTTTTTATTTTTATGTTACACAAAAAGGAAAAAATAAAATATGCCAAATGAAGCAAGAACAATAGCTACAAAATATGTAGATACGTACACAAGCTTCTCTGGAACGGATATGGTATGTATTTTTGAATTGCCTCTCAGTGGTGGGAATGCCGTTACTGGAGTGGTTGGTTCGGTTAAAACAATTTCATATTCGGTACATAATGAAAAATCGCCAGTTCGTATTCTCGGTAATATGAATGCTATTGCTTATGTATATGATAATAGAACAATAGCTGGCTCATTAGTATTTCAAGTATTCGATAAACATTGGATGTTGAAATTACTTGAAAAATGGTTAGAAAAAGAAGGTAAAGGTAAAGTTCATGCATTAAGTGATGAATTGCCTCCAATTAATATTACGATAGCTATGGCTAATGAATACGGAGACAAAGCACGATTAGCACTGTATGGAGTTACGTTCGTAAACGAAGGACAGGTTATGTCCATCGAAGATTTCTATACAGAAAATACATATGAATTTTTTGCCTTAGATATAGATTATTTAAATCAAGAAGGATATTCATTAGGTTCTGGATATTCTAAATTAGATACTCTTGAAGAAGAAACAACAAGAACGACTAATTCAAATATTATAGACAGACCATACAAAATATTGACTGCTCAAGAAAATGATAACGAAAAAGAAAAACCAATAGAGAATTCATTAGAAGAAATTGTATGGGATGAAGATGAGAAAAAAGGTTCTTGGTGGAACTTAAAAACAAAACGAATTACTGGTATTGCAGCTGGTTTAGCTGGGTTAATTGCATTATTAAGACATCATAAGAAAAAACCAAAAATAAAAAAAGAAGAACCTGCACAAGAAAAGCCAATGCAAGAACAAAATAAATGGGATAAATTTGATATTCCAGATGCTAATGATATTGATTGGTGGCAACAACAACAAATCGATTTTGGTAAACCAGATATTGTTAATCAAGCTAAAAAAGAACAAGAAAAATCTAATGAACAGAAAATAGCAATTAACAAAATTGTTTGCAAAAAACAATATCAAAAAGCATATGATGCTTATATTAGAGCTAGTAAATTTGATGACGATAACTTCCAAAAAGTGTTACATGAATGTTGTAGAATTAAATGGGGCGACTTTAAAATAGCTACTGCTAAAGAACAAGAAGAAGCTCAAAAAGAAGTCATCGCATGGATTGAATCAGAAGAAAAGAAAAGAAATAAAATTAAAAATAAAGAAGTATTAACTCCTGAATTTTTGACAAAAAAAACTTCTGAAATTAATACAGAAGATATTATTTTTAAAGAAGACGTAAAAGAAGAAATCAAAAATAAAGCTATTTCTTTTTTGCCTATTAGTAAACAAATCCCAGTTAACTATCCTAATATTTACAAATATGCTATTAATGAAACTGTATTAGCTTTGCTTAACGATAGGATATTAAATAAAGATAAAGTAGAAGCTATTCTTAGCCAAGAAAAACAAAACATTAATTCATATATGATTGATGCTGCAAATGATATGCGAGCATTACTTCAAAATAAAAATAAAATTAATACTTTATATCCATTAACATTTATTAGACAATTGCCTGACGGTGTTCTTATTAAAAATAATGAATTTAATAATGGATATACAACTATTAAATATTATGATGCCGTACATCCAGAAGATGAATTTAGTATCGAAACAGAATCTGATATAGTAGAAATTCATAGTCTATTAAATCCAGGATTATATATTTTTTACGCAGAAGATAAAAATAATCAAACTACAGCAGAATGTGCTACTTATATTATGTTAGCCTCTACTATATTTTTTATTGAGCAATTAAGAAAATATATTCATAATGTTTCTGAACTTGATAATTTTACAATAGAGAATTCTGATACATTAATTAAACCCAATCTATATAAAACAGAAAGTTTAATTAATCTATATAAAAATATTAAAGACGTCACAGAAGAAGAAAAACAATCATATTATTATATAATTTCTAATGCAGAACGATATGAAAATATCCAAACTATTAACATGAATCATGCATTAGAAGATACATCTATTATTTATAATAAAAATAAAATTCTAATTACTGTTCCATTAAACATCACTCACATAGATATTATTGATAAAACAACTCATACAATAGTTGAACATAAAATTAAAGAACAAACATTAGAATTAAAATGCAAAGAAAATACTTTATACTATATAGATTTATATAATAATGAAAATTTCTTAGGTAGATTATTACATTATCAGTTTGATAATGAAACAATCTCTAAAAATAAATCAGAGACATTTGATAATACTAATCTAGTAACAGACTCGACATTTCCTACCTATGGCATTAGTTTATCCGATTCTGACAAACAAAGTATTTTATATGAAAGAAAATATGAAGTAAAAAATACAATTGTGCCAAGAGTGTTGGCAGAAGAAGGTATTATCAATAAAACTGTTGCGATTGAAATCCAAAACTTTAATATATTACAAAACTTAGATAAAACAGTATATCTCGTCGGCAAAGAATATGATTCTATTAATAATAATTTATTTAATAGAGCCATTCCAGTTACTAGCTCTCATATGATTTATAATCTATATGAAAATAATTTAATGGGAGACGTAGTATTTTATATTGCTGATGAACATGGTATAATACTATCTGACTTTACTAAATATAGTGAAGACGAAAATCAATATGATTATGAATACAATAAATCTATGTTAGAAATAGAAGAATATGTTCACAGTCTACTCAATAAATTAAACGATTTTGAATCGTATCAAGAAGCAAAAATGTTAATTCAGGATGAACTTGAAGAAGAAAAACAATACGCTTTTCCATCTGTAGACAAATGCTTTAAGAATATATTAAATAGAATTATTCATACAAACACAATTATTATTAATAAAAATAAGTTATTATATATTGTATTAACTCATTATTTCGCTAACTTTGATTACGCCTATGATTTATTTAATAGTTTAACTATTAATATCAATAATTATAATAAATCAGTAGATATTCCTAAAGGCAATCATAACTACGAAATTGTACAATTAGGTTTTAATGTTGGTTCAAGTAGTTTTACTACATCAACATATAAAGCATCTAAAGATTATGCAGTACGATTACGTTACGATGAATACGATTATAATTTATATTATTGTATCGATACAGAAACATATAAAAAATCAGGTTTTATATTCTTTGATAATATAAAAAATGATTTATTCAGAGCATCTAATTTATATGATATTAAGGAGACATAATCGTGAAACCAACAGAAAATAAATATTATCCTGCATACGATATGTCTAAATATGTTAGGCAGGGGTCAACTATTAAAACTGATATTCAACAGTTAGATAAAACTCCCGTCTACATTCCTTATAATGTATCGTATAAAAAAACTAGAAGTTCTAGTTCGCAAGTTACAGAAGGTTCAGCATATTTAAAACGGTATTATTCTAGTATCGACGCAGAAATATATTTTAATAATGAATATGTTGAAGATATCTCTGGTATTAATTGGATAGTTGACCAACCAACAGCAAATGCATATGGATATAATTCATATACTGTCGATGAATTTATGATTGGTAATCGTTTAATCACTGGTGAATTTGCTATTCGTTTTACATCCCCTAATTATTTATTTCAAATATTAGATGCTGCTAGAAAATCTAATCGACCATTGATTGAATCACAAAAAACAATTACATTACCTACTCATGAACGTAATACATGGCAAGATAATGTAATTACTAATAATACAGATAATGGTGATGTCGGTGAATATAGAGCTGATAAATTTTCATACTTATGGAAACCAACATTTGATATAGATGTCGTTTTCGGGCAAAAAAGTCCAGCAGGTGATACTGTACATATCGTTATCGAAGATGTTAAAATAATAAAAGCGAATCACGGAGTTAGTGTAGATAATATTAAAGGTGCACCTGTGACTGAAGTATATTCATTTGTCGCTAAAGACATTAGATATATTAAATAATTTTACAAAGGAGAATTAGTTATAATGGCTAATAATAAAATTTCTAAAGAACAAATCGAAAAATGGAAAGAAGAATTTAAACATGTATACCGCGTTACATTGGATGGCGATGATATCGTATTTCGTCGCTTAAAACGTTCTGAATATATTGCTATCTTAAAAGAATCTGGTACAGCAAATACTGCTGATGCTGATGATTTACAAGATAAAAGTTTTGAACGTCAAGAAGCTATTCTTAGACATACTATTATCTTTCCAAAAGATGTAGACACTTTGATTGAAGAAAGTGCTGGTCTTTCTACAGTATTGGCTGATGAAATTTTAGCAAAATCTGGTTTCGTTAACGTATACACAGAGGAGCTTTAATATTTATGGCTGATTCTAAAACTAAAGATTCAGCCCAAGAAATAAATATAGAGGAACTCGTTGCGAAATATGTAGACCAATATGAAAATATTATTGCGTCTAAAATTGACAACGAGTTCTTTTTATATAGAGTTCTTGGTAGAGCTGAATATAAAGCAATCTATGAAGATGAACAATTTACTCAATTAGAAAAAGAAAATTTAGTTGTTCAAACTTGTTTAGTATATCCAGAACACTATGATTTAGATGATTGTCCTGCTGGTACTCCTACACAATTATGTAAAGAAATATTAGAAGCATCTTTGATTACAGACAAAGAAACTTTATGTGAAATATTAGACGCCGAACGATTAAACTTTTTAAGCGATGAAAATAATATTTTAAATTGTATGATTTTATCAGCGTTCCCATCTTTCGATTTAGAAGAAGTAGAAAATTGGCCTATGGAAAAAGCTATTAAATATTACACTAGGGCCGAGTGGATACTTTCTAATCTACAAGGAATTAAAATAGAAAAATATAATACATTCTTAGAAAAATTAGCATTAGAACAACAAGCTAAAGAAAAAGAAGAGTTAAAAAAACATAAAGAAGAATTTGAACAAGAACCACAAATAACAATTCGTGGTGGAAATAAGAAAAATAAATTAACTCCAGATAAATTAAAAGAACGTGAAGAATTTTTAAAGAAATTCCCAGAATTTGCTAATGACAATGTATTAGCAAATGGTATTGATGGATTAGAACAAAGTGATGTAGATACTATGTCTCCAGCATTACGCCCTGGGTATTAATAGGAAATACATATGGGATACTTTGAAGATTTAGGTAAAATACAAGAATTACAAAAGAAACGAACAAGAGAAGAACAAGCTAATGAATGGAAATCAAAAGCATTAACTACGTTAGGTGTTGGTGCCGCAACTGTTCTTGCGTTTAAAGGTGGTAAACACTTATTGCAAAATTCTGTTAGAGCAGCAAATATTGCCAATAAATTTGTTGCTGGTCGTGCAGCTGTTAGAAATAATATTGCATCCAAAGCAATAGACGATTTAACAGCAGGAGATTTTGCTGTAAGATATAGTGCTTTTAAAAAAGGTTTTAGTACTACTCCTCAAAAAGTAGGTATTCATAGTGCTGGGGATAATACTGTTTTTCATAAGATAGCACAAGCGTCAGCATTAAAAAAAACAGCTACGCAAGATGCCCAAATTAATTTTGGTGCAAAAGCAGTTCGCGATTCAGCAGATGCAGTTTTAGATAAATATACTCATCTTGAAAAAAATCAATTTAATCAAGTCAATAATTTAATTAGAACTCAAAGACTTCATACCAAACCAAAAGATGAAGAAAAAGAATTCTTAGATGAGTTAAAAAAACATAAGCTCACTGAAGAACAACACAAAATTATGGTAGAAGCTAGAAGCGAATACCTAAAAAGAGTCAGTGATGAATCTTATAAAAATAAACAAGTAAGTGCGTTAATTAAACAACAAAATGAAAAAGCAAAATTATTGGGCAGTACAACTCAATTAAATAACAGATTTGGTACAGCTAAAAAAGGCGATGTATCTGTAGGTGATGTTCTTGCTCACCCAGAAAATTTTGGTAATCTTAATTATGCAGTTAAAACTGCTGAAAATGAATTAGGTAATCCTATTTACCAAAATGTTAATCTAATTGATGAAATGAATAAACATCTACAAACATTGCCAGAAGCAGAACGAAAAGCTTTATTATCAATGAATATTTCTCATGATATTAAAGTTGATAAGTACGGTGGTGTGTATTCTAAAGCTGGATTAAATCAATTAGGTTATGAAGCAGGTAATTTTGTAGCAGATTCTCTTCCTGGTAAAATACTTAATATCCGTGGCTTAATGGAACAAAGTATTGGCAAAGGCATTGATTTTACTGTTAAAGCTGGTACATTATCACCAGGCATGGAACATTTTGCTGGTGGCAGTAAAACAGGTCATCTAAAACACGACATTGAATATATTAATGGTAAAGCATATGTTGCTAATGACAACGGCGAATTAATTTACAATGCAGATTTAACTAATAATTATAAAGTTATTTCTAATCGATATGGTCGTGAAGCTAATGTATTTCAAGCTATGTCAGGCAATACATTAAGTAAAGAATCCGATAACTTTTTAGGACGAACACTTGATTTTGGTCAAGATAAAGAAAATATAAAAGACCCAGCCGAATTTATTAAAAGCAAGTTTACCACTCAAAGCAATGAAAACTATATAAAAAATCAAACTGCTTATGTATTAAATAGCAATAATGTAGAAGAAGCTCCAGAAACGTATTTTGAAAAAGCAGATGAACTCAGAAAATATTTAAAAGAGCATACTGAGTCGCAATTCTCTTTACAAGATAAAGAATATTTAGCAGCTACAGGTAATTCTAATATTAATAAATTATTAGATATAGATAGAATACAAAATGTAAATGAAAAACGTGAAGCATTACATGCATTAAGTATTGAACTTGGTAATAATCCAGATGCTTATAATCCTATCGCCGAAGACATTATGCAAGTTATGGGCAATAATAAAATGGCCTATAATTATTCTGGACGTAAAGCTACCGTTAGTACAGCCAATGTAACTCTTAATACTCGTGATTGGCTAGATGCAGAAAAAACAGTCGGCTCTAATGAATTTAATAATTTATCTGAAAAAGTTAACCAATTAATCACTCATGAATTAAAAGAAAATAATTTACTGACTAAAGATTTTACAAGTAAATTGTCTGAAAATGCTCAGGACATTATTGCCTATAGTTCTATTGAAAATGCCATTAAAAGTAACGATTCTGTATTAAATAAAGCATTTTCTGTAGATGAAATATTAAACTCTGAAGATTATAGTCAAATTGGTCAATATGCACAACGAGTTGTAGATAAATATTCTTCTAAACTTGATGAAGTACATGAACCTAAATATCACATTATGACTGACAGAGAAAATCCATATGGCTTCATGCATAAAGCATGGACACCTATAGATATCGCAAAAGATATTATGCATGGTGATTTAAATGGAACTAAAACATCATTAATAAAAAACTTCACTCAGTTTAATTCTGGTAGAGATAATATGCACGAAGTAACAGCAGCAAGCCAAGGTGCATATTATATGTTACATCGTCTTAATGAAGTCGGCGAATATTTTGGTTTAGGATTATCTGCTCAATCTGCTAGCAATGCAGGCAGTTTATTAAAAGGCATTGCTTTAAAACGTATTCTCCCTGGTGTTATTGCCTATAATCAATTGGAATATTTTGATGATGAAGTAGAAGACCATACTGGACTCGCTCCATCAGCAGCATTTGCATCTGGTTTAGCTAATATAGATGTGAATGCTAGACGTGTTATGGATACTACAGGTGCAACCGATTTTTTAAAAAAACAATATGAAATCAATCCAATTATGCGATATTGGGGCGATGGCGGTAAATTTTATAACGCAGATGAATTAACTGATTATTATGCTAATGGATATACTGCTGTTCGTAATGCACCTTGGTGGACTTTTGGTGGCGTAAATGAAGCTCGTGGTGGAGCTATTAATTATTGGGCTCCAACATTTACTAGACGAATGGCTTCTGATTATTATGATAAATCATTATATGGTTCTAATGATAATAAATGGGCCCATTCATTAATGCCTACATTAACACATCCATTTTCTACTTTAAATTATTTAGCTGACCCATATTGGCTAGAAGAAATGCACAAAGATGATAGACCATATCCTGTATCTGGTAAATTATTTGCAGATGGCACTCCTTGGGGAGCTATTTTAAATCCTACGATTGGTGAAATTATTAAACCTGTTAAGGAAATGCAACCAGATAGATTACGAAATGGTATGGATTTAAAAGCATTAATATATGCTAAATTAAAAGCAGAAGATGCTGATGATAGTCAAAAATCTGTACTCGTTACCAAAACTGGTGGTGCAGAAATCATGCGTCAAGTTAAATATTCTAAGGTTGATAGAAATACAAAAATAACATCGTATAATATCCAAAATGGCGAACTTATGAATGTCTACACAGATGTTCATAAAACTATGAATCAAGCGAATAGTGGTCCATTAGTTAAAATGTATACGAATGCCAAAGAGCAAATTAAAGCTAAAGATTATGAAGAACAAGTATTACAAAATAATGCTATCGTCACTGGTGATAGAAGTACACTAGGTATTCAGGTACAAAATCAAAAAACCAAATTAGACCCATTAGCTTGGTATGATGAAATGAAAATGGAGACTATGGCTTCTCCTAATAAAGGACTTATTAATAGTTTAAAAAGCCAATTTGCAGATATTGCATCAGATATCGTTACAAAACGAACTGGTGTAGATAGAATTACTCGTATCCAAAATAAAGCTAAAGAAATAGATGCTAGAACTAAATCATTAAATGCAGACGATATGGATGATGATAAATTCGATGCATCTGAAGGTGTACTCGTTAAAGATAAATTAAGAAATTATTCTCCGTCAAAATCTCTCGATTTATTAAATGACCCTGACCAAATTAATGATTTAATTAATGCTAAAAAAGGTGATGAACTCGTACAAGATTTAGCAAAATCAACTCGACTTATCACTGGTATTTATGGTTATATGGCTGGTGCTACATTAGACTTTGGTTCTGACTACGCACAACGTATCGCCACTTCTCAAAATATAGAATCTTTTTCAAGAAGATTTTGGGACGAAAACTTAGGTGGTTTTGGCGGCAATACAATGGAAATCATTCGTCGTTTTATTCCAGATTTTAGACGACATAAAATGCTGAATCCATTAATGAATAATATGCCAGATTGGCTTCCAGATACCTATCGTTTTGGTGACCCAATGAGTCAAATCGAACGCGGCGAAGCTAGATTACCTGGTGCGGGTTATGAAGCACTTAATGAATTGCACCCAGACCAATTTGGAGATAAATATGGTGCTTTTGATAGATTTAAAATATTAGCAGATATTGCTCCTAACTCTTCTGAATATAAAATATGGAAAGAAATAGCATCTAAAACTGTAACTGACCCTAAATTAAAAGAAGAAATGAAAGAAATTAAAGAACGTCGTGCCCAACAAGGTAAAAAACATGACTTCTATGATTATCAAGTATTAGGGAAAGATATAGATTATCAAAATATAACTGTATCTGAAATCATGGGCTATGGACGTTTTAGGTCTGGTAATACTATTTATAAATTAGCTGGTATTAAAGTTAAAAGCAACGATAAAGAAACTATGCAAGAAGTATTAGGTAAATACTTGCATGTAGGCGATACTGTTACTATTGCTACTGATTCTAATGAAGCCTATCAAAAAAATAAAGATTCAGTACGGTCAACTAATGCAGCTGTATTTATTAATGGTGAATCTCTATCTTCTATGATGGAAGAAAATGGTGATGCTGAAAAACGTAAAGGTGATACATCAGCCGCAGCTTTATTTTCTCGTTTTGGGTTAGGTCAACGACTTATGGCTGGCATGTCTGAAATATTAGCTCATGCCGATATTCCTATCTTATCTGACCAATGGTTACGAGTACGAGACCCATATGAAGCATATCGTGCAGAAGAAGTATATGGCACTTCGTATCAATCATGGGAACATCCTATCGATACATTCTTAATGCCTGCTGTTGAACGTGCTATTCATGACAGAAGTTTAGTGAATACGATTGTTCAACGATATGGTAAACATTATATCGAAACACATAAAGGTAAAAATACGATATTAGGTCATGCTATGTTAATGACAAATCGGTCATATGTAGCATCCGCAGCGATTCCTTATGTGTTAGGTAAACATGAATTAGCTCATAAAATGGGTTTAGTAGGTTCTAACTTAGCAGTTGCAGCTCATGTATTTACTGGTGGAAATAATTTTGCAGAACAAGCTTTTGAAGGCGGCGATTTAGGTTGGAAACTTGCTAAATTCTTTGGTGCTGAAAGTAAATATGGTAAAGTAGCTGGTGCAGTAGCTGGTACTATGTTTGCTTCTGCTATTCGTGTCATTCGTGGCAATGAAGAATGGAAACCTGAACGTACTAAAAAACGTTGGGCTATGGAAGATTATTTTGACCGACTAACATATTTAAAATACAAAGGACTTTATGAAGAAGCAGCTAAACGAGCTAAAGATGAAGAAGGTTTCGATGTAGAAAAATATGTTAAAGAATCAAAAGAAGCTGACGATAAAGCTAAAAAGAAGCAAGAATATTATCAATCACTTAAAGATAGATTAAAAAGAAACTCAAGAAATCAACCTCTACAAAAAGCATATTTAAAATTACTAAGTAAAGAAAAAAATGCAGTAGAAGAAGATAAGGTAATCCAAAATGTAGGACAATGGGGTAGAACAGCTATGCTATATCGCAAAGCTATGAACTCCACTATGTATGGGTTAAATGAAAATTCTTCTTGGGGTGAAATGGTATCTGCTCTTCCACAAAACGATAGAGAATTCTTTATGGAATTTGTGAAAGAAAAAGACCCAGATAAACGACAAAAAATACTTGATACAGTTTCTCCTCAACTTAAAAAAGCTTTACAAATGGCTTGGAAGATGGATTTAGATGAAGAAGAAACAAATGAAGAGTATTTTACTAAACATAAATTACCTGATTTTAAATGGGCAGGTTGGAGACCAGATGTAGATATGCAAGGTATAGAAGCTAAAACTATTAAAAATGAAGGTGCTACATTATCTGATTACGGTTTATATGAATCTACACTCGATACACCATCTGCTAATTTATTTGGTGATGACTTAAAATTTAGTAATTATTCTGAAAGTAAAAGTACAGTAGAAGATAATTTAAAATATATATTAAAGGGACAAGGATTGAAAGATGTTGATATTAAAGTATATGACGGCATCGGAGATAAAAGTACTATCGAAGCAAAAATAGATTCTTGGACAAAAGACAAAGATATGCAAAAGAAAATTAAAGACACTCTTAAAGCAGAAGAGTTAAAGAAAAATCCACCGACAAATTAATACAATAAAGAGCTAGACAAAAACATGTCTAGCTCTTATTATTTTAGGTAATATGTAAAATGAATAAAAACGAATTATATCTTCTGAGGATTTAATCATACATGGCTAAAAAAGATAATAACAATATTATCAATATGAATGCAATTCGTACTAAGCATATTACTAAAAGTATGCAAGACCATGTGTACGAAGCTATTGATATTTTAAATGACAAAAAAGATTCAAGTAAGAATCAGATTAAAACAAAAAAAATAACAAAAAAAATTAATGATGTACTCGCCACACAATCTTTCGTAAAAGGAATTAATAATCCTGTTTATGGAATGAGAGACGGTTTAATATTTTCTCCTAAACAACCAAAAGTATTTGGTGAAGAAACATTAAAAAATATGTTTGAATTAAATAAAGACAGAGGCGAACAAATTGCAAAAGCTGTCGCTTTCAGTCCAAGAAATACAAGCGTATCTGGTCCTATATTTAATTTAGATTATGCTGACGGGGCATCCAGTACTGCATTACAACAAGCAAGTGCTTGGTCGCGTATTAATAAAACTGGCAAAACTCTAATTTATGATACAGAAACATTACCATTAAATAGCCAATACGGATTACCAGAAACAGGTATTTTAACAGAATATGCTTCTGGTATAGCTAATGTAACTGGACTCAATACAGATAATCCATCACTAGATTTTGGTACACACGGTCCACAATCTACTATCTTAGGTATTAATCAAGCACAATATAATAGAATTGCTCCTATCGCTCAAAAATTTAAAGACGGTAAACCATTAACAAGTACTGAACAAGCATTAATGGACCGTCTTGCATTAACTAATAAAGCAACGATTGCATTAAAAGAAAATGGTTTTCATCAATATACAAGTTTCCCATCTATTCATGATGTAAAAGGATATACGTATGATGATGTTATCGGTGGCTTGAACAAATTAAAAGATTTAGGCGATACTCAATTTAAAGACTTAGTAAATGTAAATGGCGTAAAAATGCCTAAAGTATTTGCTAGAATTTATCATGATATGAATAAAGTCAGAACATATAATACTGTTGTTACTACTTACAATGGTATTAATTTTGACTCTAACATTATGATGGGATTAACACAAGACCCACGGTTAAGTAAAGAAGCTCAACAATTATTCGCAACAGAAGCATCGTATTATGCTAATACAAATAATAACTTAGATATATTTGATGTCACTAGAAATAATATTCAAAATCCAAAAGAATTTTATAAAAATGTATTCTTTAATGGAAATGAAAAATTATTTAATGAATTTGAAAAGCGATTATCTGCTGAAGGTTTATCTTATAGAAAACAAGAATCGTTTAAAATTGCTAACGAAATAAAAAATGGTGTCGTTACTGGTAATGCTGCCCATCTTGCTTTCGATGATATTCAAACACTTGGCAATATGATGGTATCGCCAATGACACATGATGCTCGTGTCAATGCATTAAAAGAACATACCACTATTAGTAAACCAGTTATAAAAGTAAATGATACATTTGTTATTAATAATGCAATGGGTATCAAAAGTTCTCGCGTTGGTTACGCAACTAAAGATGTTATTAGTGGCGAAATTGGTATGCGTGGTGTACGTATCGATACCAATAATGGCAATAAAGTAAGTGCTTCTAGTTTTGATACATATGGTTTAAAAGGCAGAGCTGCTTATACTGTTACTGGCATAGATAAAATGACAGATGAAGAAATTAATACAATACATCATGCAATGCCTGGTATTAAAGGCGAAAAGATGTATCGTGTTGCCTTACAAGCTACTGGTGTAAAATCTGGTGCGGCAGGCAGTACTCATTATCTATTTGGTACAGCAGATGAATTAACAAAAACATTCGGTAAACACACTGATTACGTTGGCGTATTTAATGGAACCAAACTCGATACTTCTGGAGCTTCTCCTGAAGTCATGAATAGTCTTGGCTATACAAGACAAAGTGGCATGGTAGTCGATGCTACAGCAGATAGTATTTTAGCAGAAACACAACGAGCATATCTTGGCTCTTCAGCTAGAAAATTCAGAAATTATGAATTAAAAGATGCAATTCGATTACAACGACATGTAACAGATTTAAGAAAACGAGCTGTTAAAAAACTTGGTGCAGGTGCCTCTGAAAAAGCTATCTTTAAAGAAGCTATGCGTATAGATAATGCTATGTTCCAAGATGCTATGGGACCTAATTTTAAAGACTCTCAATATGTTAAAACATTTGGCTTTAAATTTAATGGCGACATAGATGCATATTCAACTACCGTAGATTCATTTCATCATTTAGTAGAACAAGCATGGAAAACAAGTGATGCTCAAAACTATATGATTGATAAACTAGAATCAACGATTTCTAATTTTAATCCTAAAACTGATTTATCTGGCGAAGGGTATCAAAAAGCAGCTAGACAATATAAAACTTGGATGGAAGCTGTTGTTAATGGTACACCAGATAAAAGCGGTGTAGGTGTTTCTGGCATAGGATTACGAAATAAAGAAGCTCAATCTCGTGCTTATTTTTCTATGGCTGGATGGGGTAATGCAGCAGATGATGCAGAATTAGTTGTTGGCACGAATGGTGTTAATTTAACTTCTAAAATATCTTCTATTGACCCTACATTAAAATCATTAAATGACCCAAGACAAGCATTGCATTACAGTAAAAAAGCAATTCAACATTTACATAAAACTGGACAAATTTCTGATATCAGCTGGATGGACGGTATTACATCTATTGAAAAATTAAATGAAGGTTTCACACAATATGTAAAAGATAATATTCAAGATAATCCATCTTGGATGAAAACTACATCTACTGATATGAACGTTCATGAAATTAATTCTTTTTATGGATATAATTCTCTTGATGATGTAAAAAATGTCATTAGTGTAGTTGGTTCTCAAAAGCCATTTACTATGAATGACATTAAAAAAAATAATACTAAATTTACTGAAGCTTTGAATAGAATTGTTGACCAATCTGTTAATGTTAATGAAGAACAATTACAAGATTCTGGTAAAAAAATATTTAATGGTCTTAAAGATAGACATAAAGCAGCTGTTAAAAAATTTGCATTAAACAATATTAAATCTGCTATTAAAAATGGCAGAGAAGTTATGATTGGCGAAGATGCCATTTTAATTGATGGGCAAAAATTACCACTAGGTACACTAACTAATGATTTACATGGCGGTCTTTATACAAGTATTAATGGTACTAGATATTCTACTCCATTAAAATATGCGGTCATTGAAAAATGGAGTCCAGACGAAAGAAAAATGGTTCCGTATAAATTAGATTTAGTTAATGATTATATCCAAGGTATTGAATCTGTTGGGGATAAATTAACTGATAAAATTTATGACCCTACTAATGATAATCCAATTAGTTCTGCCTTATCATATTCTAAAAAAAATATGGAAACAGATTCTATTGCTACATTAGGTACAGCTCGTGAAGCAACAGATAGTTTATCTGTTAGTGTATTTAAAACAATGCCAGAGAATTTAGCTTTCATATATAAAAATGATAATACACATAAAAAATTATCTATCGAAGAATTAAATGACCCAAATACTTCATTAGAAAAAAAATATAGTCATTTAATTGCAACTATGAAAGAAGCTTATGAAAAAGGTCAATCTGTTAGTAGTAATGACGCAAAAATCATTGCCGAAACAGAAGAACTCTGGAAAAAAGATTTTGCTAAACATGTACCTGACGCTAATCAAAATCTAGTTGATGTATATAATAATGCAGAATTTCACGGTAAATCTGTTAAACATGGTTTACTTGGTACTATGGGTACAACATTTACTGCATTTGGTGGTGTTGGTACTGGTGCTCGTGGTATTGAACGTCAATATGAAGAAGGGTTATATTTTAGTAAAGCAAATGTAAATCGTGCTAAAAAATATAATCCTAATATTACAATTAAAGCAGATAATAATATTACAACTGAAGCACAAGTAAGAGCCTTTAAAAATATTAAAGAAGCTACTGGTGAAGATTTAGTAGATACTCTTGGTGGTTATAATTATGATATTTCTACAGATACAATAGATGCTATCGTAAACCAATACTTAGAAGCTAACCCAGATACACCTGATTTTATTAAACGACAATTAAGTGGTTTGTCTACTTATGATGGTCAATCCGTAATTATGCCAGAAGCATTAGATGCTGGTATGGACCAAGGAAGTCGTATTAAAAGAATTGATACAAGTAAACTTTCTACATCGGCTGAATCCACGAAGAAAATATTTGCTATGCAAGGATTAGCTCCACAAATTTCTTTTGAAAATGGTAAAGTTATTTTCAAACAAGGTGAAGGCACTTTATTAGGCCCTGGCAATAAAGGCATTATTCTTAAAGGTTATTCTGGTGAAACAATCCATGAAGTTGCAGAACATAATCTAGCTACGATTACTTATATGCAAAATGGACGAAAAGTTAAACGTGCTAAAATAGAAGCCATCTTACAAGATTATGCAGATAACTTTAGATTACCAGACTCATCTCCTATTAAAAAATCTGTCGGTGATATTTTACGAAAATACGGTATCGAAGAACGATTAGAATTAACTCCGATTACATCAAGAAATATGCTTAAAATCGGAACAGGTGATGGCGAAAAGGGTGCATCATATGCATTACAAGTCGGTATGGGGCAAGTTGATTCTCGTATCGCAGCCTTTTTAGATGCCGCTAATTTAAGTAATTTAAAAGGCGAATCTATTTCGTTTAACTTAGCTAGAGATACGAAAAATGGTTTATGGAAATCACTTGTTAAAACAGCTAATCCTAATGCAGACCATAATGAAATAATAAATAAGGCATTGCAACAATCTGGTTTTAGTTCATTAAAAGAATTAAACGAAGCAGCTATGAAAGAACGCATGTCAGCTGCTAAAGAGCTACGAAATGCCTTCAGCTTCGCAGGCTTATCTGAAGACTTCTTAATATTATCTAATGGTCGTGCTGGTCGTGCAAAACATATGGAAGCTGGCATTAATATTGCTGAACGTATATCCTCTAACTTATATCATATGGGTGTATCTCCAGAAAATATTAAACGACATCTCGATAAATATTTTGAAGGTATAGTTGTAGATGGTAAAAAAATATTAACTGACCATGCTAAATTAATTGACCCAGATAATTTACAAAAACTCGCATTACGTTTAGAAAGAATGACTACTAAAAAAGTAGAAATCAATGGTGAAAAGCATCATATTCAACGTGAATATAGAAGACTTCATCAAGAACGTATGAGTGTAGATAAAACAATAGAAAAAGATATTATGCTTGACCACAATATCTTTAACAAAACAGGCATGAAGAATTTCTCAGAAGATGACCTCTCTGCCGTTAAAAAAGCATTGGGTGAAAAGAACGCAGCTCTACTTCCAGAAACAACTACAAGAGATATTTTCGATGCTCGTCAAAAACATTTTAATGATACATTATCTTATACTGTTGGTGAAACTCATGTAATGGATAATGGAAAATTAAATTGGGATGACCGAATCGAAAAAGAATTTAGAGAAAAATATAATTTATCTAAAAGTCAAGTAGAAAAAATTACTAATAATTTTAAAGAAGCTGGATTTAGTCACGCTACTGCTGATAAAGTTGCACTAAGCCATCAATTTAATACGGGTAACTTTGCAGCCGCTATTAGTGCTGGTGAATTAACTGATGATGCCGTAAAACAATACGCTGATATACAAGGCATAAGAATTACTTCGTTAGAAGATTACAATACATTATCAGCAGCTGAAAAGAAAGAATTTTTATCTAGTAGTTCTCCTAAAATTATTGATTTAGGTGAAGAAATCGGAAGCTTTAAATCAAGAGCTGAAGGTGCCAAAGGAAGTGGCAGATATTTATCAATAGGATATAGAATCCCTGGCTCAGAAGATAAATACGGAAATAAATTATTAGAAGATGCAGATTATAAAACAAAAACTGCTTTAGAAGAAGCAAGTGAATATCTTAATGGTAATCCGAAAGTCACAGAAGAAACATTATCTACTAAATTAGACGAAGCTAATCTTGCTATTGCTAATCAATTAAAGAAAAAAGGTGGATTCATGCATCAACTTGAATCTGGTAAAACAGATGGCATGATTTCTACTGCTATAGAAGAAAGAAGAATTATTAATAGCGATAAGCATTTTATCGGTGACTTAAAAGTATCTGATTTAACAGAATCAAAAGTTAGACCTGGGATTATTGGTATTTCTGAAAAAGATGCAAGAGCTTTATACGGCACAGAATTAGAAACTATTCTAGGTAAAGAACATGCTAAAGGTGCCGTTAATGAAATGATTGAATCTATGAAAACTCATGGTGTGGCAACAAATACAATTCGTTACCCAGCTCAACGTGAAGGTTCTTATACTAATACATATACTTTCGTAGACGATACATTAAAAAATGGACAAATTTCTATAGATAAAGAAACAATGGGTGCTATGGGCGGTGACTATGATACTGACCAAATCGCTAACTCCATTAAAAAATCTATGGCTACCATTGACATTAATGGTGAAACAAAACGATTAGCTATTTCACAAGCAGCTTTCGAACAATTAAATAAAATGGATGGCATTACTGCTACCATGGATGACCAAGATATTTGGAACAAACATCAGGTTGAATCTTTACTTGAAGGTAAAGCTAAAGAACATTTCTTTGGTAAAACATTAGAAGACATTCAAGAAGAAGTTAAATATGGTAATAAAGGTAAACAATTTATAGCAACAGAAGAAACCAGAATGGCGAGTATTGCAGCCGCTGTAGGTGGTTTAGATGCTGGTATATTTGACGTGAGAGCTGGTCGTGATTTAGCTGACCAATTAGGCTATACCGCTATTGCTCGAGAAAATAGAGCTTTCGCTGTTGCTTTATCTGCCGTTCGTAACATTCCAGAAACAGCAACACTAACTCCTAAATCTGGTTTAGGTACAGCGTTTGATTATTCTGTACAACAGACTTTTGATGACTTTTCAAAAAAAGCATATGCTGTAGTAAATGCTAAAACCCAAAAAGAAGTAGAAAAACACGCTAAAGCTTTTTATAATTCTGCTGTAGAAATTTTTAGCGATGAAGCTATGCGAGGCAAAGTCTCCAAAGAATTAATTAACTCTGGATTATTCGGAGCAGAAGGAGACCATATTCATAATATTGCTAAAATATTAACAGCTGGCTTAATGCAAACACAAGCTACTGGCATTAATTATGGTATAGGCAGAAACACAGACGAAGTAGCACAACGTACCAATTACAAAATAGAAGGTGGCGTAGCTATGTCTGATGAAGCATACATTGAAAATTCTCCAGCTGGTAAAATAAGACAAGCTTCTTCTACATTCGGTGACATAGAAGGCGTTGACGAAAAATATATAAAAGCTAATACTAGATATAAAGCTAGAAGTATTAATGCTAATGCAGTTAACGCTTATGTTAATAATTTAGAAAAACAACATAAAGGATTATTAAATCCAGCTGAATCTATGAGTATTATTAATTCTAATACACAAGATGAAGCACAAGCTAAAGCAGAATTAGGTGCAGAAAGCAAAGCTGTTAGCGATAATAAAGCAGTTGCCGCTCGTATGCAAAAAGATGGTGCAGAAAATAGAGCTGGTAAAGCTATTGCAGACCAACAAGATGAAGCTGCCGAAATCGGACAAAAAGCTTTCGATGATATTGCTGGCAAAGCTAAAAGAATGTTGATGAGTGAAAAACCTAATATGCCTACAGGTGGTTCATTCAGTAAAATTGCTTTAGGTGCAGCAGCTGGTATTATGTTATCTGGCTACAATAGCAATATTATTAAAAGAATGCCAGCACCAGCTACTGACCAAGCACAAGATGCCAAAACAGCTGAACAAGGATATTCTGCATCTCAAATTCCTCAGTTATCTGATACATCATTACCTATTTTACAAAAAGCTCCTAGAAAAGGGTATATTATTAATATTAATGCTAATACTCCTGGCGGTCAGGATATTGCTCAACAATTAATCCCTACAGCCATTTCAAATTCAATGGACGGTGGTAAAAATGTTAATATTAATACTTCATTTAATAGAAATGATAACCGTATGACTAATAGTCAATTAAATAGTATGGTAAACCAAGCATTATCATCTTTTTAATTTAATATACAAAAAAAGGGAAGTTCTGTATTGAACTTCTCTTTTTCTTCATTTTATAGTAATATATAGTATGATTAAATAAAAAACAAATAATTAATTATTTTTATATATAAAAGGAATCACATGGACTTCGAAAAAATAACTAATGATGCAAAAGAAGCTAGTAAAGAAGAAAAAGAAAAAGAGGAATTAAGTGGTGTCGCTCAAACAAAAGACATGCTTAATGATGATAGCTTCTTATTGCCAGAAATGGGTGATTTTTATTTAGGTGCAGTTGATACTGAATACCTAAAAATATTAGACAAAAAAATAAATGGAACTACAGATGAAGACGCAAGTGCTAGACGAACAGCATTTTGTGCAGATACTCCACCAGTATTAAAAGCAGAATCTAAATTTGATGCTGGGGAACATGGATTATTTTTAGAAATCAAACCAGAATTTACAGAAGATATTCGTGAGTCTGGTGTATTAGATGGTAGAACATTAATTTGTTCTATTGATGCTATTCAAGAAAAATCTGGCATTAAAGTCAATCAAGATGCTTTTAATGCTTATAGAGAAGATATATTAAATCAAACAAAAGTATCTCCTGATACTTATATTAAAAATAAATATATTAAGTTTATTATTAATGGGCTTGCTGTTCCATCTACATCTATTTGGGCAGTTGACCATATTCATGCGAATGATAATACACAAACTATTAAAATTAATGGTGAAGATAGAGAAGCTAGAAAACTAAAAGACGGTACTTATAAATATCTTTTAAAAACTGGCGATGTTCAGCAAAATGCTAATGCAGAAAAACGATTAGAAGAACTTATTAATAAAAATAATGGCGTGCTTTATGTATTTGTTGATAAAAGTCAACTAGGAAAAATTAATCAGATTTCTAATGAAAACGACAAAGATTCTGCTATTGATTTTTCTCAAATCGACACACTAAAAAAAGCTTTATTACATATTTCACAAGATTTACTAGATGCTTTAAAAAATAATTGTAATTATAGCCCAGCAGATTTTGATACATACATTAAAGAACAAACTGCTTTTAATTTTAAAAACGATAAAGCAAGAAATGTTAATATTAATCCAAGTAAATTATTTATTGGATATTTTCAAAATCTAGGTACAGAATCTCAAGTACGAGAAGTATTAAATAAATTTAAAGACGATAATTCTGCTAAAGCATTAATTCAAATCGTTAATAATAATTTTGAATCTGAAAAAAGCCCAGTAACTGGTGTAGCTAATATTGGATTAGATATGCACACATTATCTGGTACAGCTTATTTTCAAACAGATGGCAAATGGTTTAATGCTGGTAAATATTTATTAACAGCTCCTGGTGAAACAGAAGCAAAAATTGCAGAACCGAATACTCAAAATCCATATATTACAAATGGCTATGATATTGAAGACCAAAAATATGTAGATGCATTTAATTCTGTATTTGATGAATTAGATGATAGATATAAAATACAAAAGAAATTATTAGGTCAAGATAAATATATTTTAAATGACTGGACAGTATTATTAGGCGATGTATTATTTATGATTCCTCCAGAAACGATTACGATGAAATCGGAATCAAGTGGAGAATCTATGCCATTACTTCGTGCACAAAATAGTATGATACGAAGTAACAAAGATGGTAAACGTACTATTACATTAAGTGGCTATTTTTATGGAGATAAAGGAATTAATGGTTTTCCATATGAAGATGAATTACCTAATGGTAAAAAAATCTTATATCATATGAATGGATTGCGAGCATTACTTTCTCAATTTAAATTTACTCCCTATCTACCAATAGAAAATAATCTATTAAATAATGTATTTGATATTCATGCCGTTATGATTAATAATATCAATATTCAAAACATAAATGGAATCCCAAGAGCAGTTAAAGTAGAAATGACATTAACTGAATTTGATTATAATACATATATGCCAGAAATAACTGATTTAATGACAACATTGGGTATTTCTGAAAAAGATAGAAATTATTTTAGTGCTTCTATTAATTGGAAAGTATTTAGATATTATTATCAACGTGCTTTAATTAATGGCAATGAATTAGCTGCCAAAAACTTTGATTATAATTCATATCAATATATTAAAGAACATTTAAAAAATCATACTATCTTACAACCAATGAAGTTCCATAACTCTACATTACGTATGTACGTCGCAGATGAAGATTATCTTGATATGATAATGGACCAACGTATGGAAGATGTATTTGGTGCCGACGGTGTCATGAAGCCAAAAACAAAAGACCAATGGGACGAATTAACTAAAATCGGTGAATTAGATGATGCTATATCTAAAGCAGCAGCTTCTAGTGAATGGAATAAAGCATTAAAAAAATATGCTGAAGATAATACAGACGTAGATAAAAATGAAACACCGAAACAATTTGAGACATCTAAAACATTAAAAACTTTTAATGACCCAACAAAAGAATTGTTGCCTCAATTAAAAGATACATTAATGAATCTTGAATTTAAAAACAAAAGCGATATTAAAGATATAACATATAGAACAAATCAAGTTTTTACAGACCATACTCATGAAACTATGTTATATCGCATTACAATGGATATCCACTTAGATAAAGATAAATATCCATATTATTTACAAAATAAAGATGTAAAAAATACGGTTACTCCCAATGACTCTGATGCTGATAATGCAGGAAGAACCCCTTCTAATCCAGGCGTTATTTCTGTTAGTTATGTAGCTAAATATGAATTACAAGATAAAGATAATAGAAGCTATAAACGAATTAGTGATTTTGTATTAGATACAACAACTGAATCAGCTAATATTCTATCTATTGCAGATAAATATACTACGCAAAAGAAATATACTGATTTTGATATGAATGAATTAGAAATGTCTAATGATGGTGACTGGAAACAGGCAGCTAATATTTTTAATTATTCATTATTAAAATATGTAGAGGTAAATTTGCCAGATTTAATTGTTACAGATTATCAAACTATTTTTAGTAATAATTTCGCTACCGTTAATACACTAAATGGGTCTGGGTTATCTAGTCAATACATGGGTGGTACAAGTACCATGTTTAATGTAAAAATGGTAACAAATAATAAAGAAACGGCTTCTTATTTATCTCGATTATCAAGAACTATTAATCTATATGAAAAAAAATATAGAATGATTCTTCCATGTTATCCATTAAAGATAGAATCAGAAATTACAAAATTGATTGATATTAATGATGTACTACCACATTCTATCGAAGTAGATACAATTAAAGGCTCTCCAGGATGGTATGAAATTAACATCTCTATGATTTCTGTAGATAGAACATTACGTCAACGTGAAGCGATGTCTGCTATTGAAGGTATTAACTCTGGATGGAAAGAACGTTCTTGGTTCCAAGATGAATATAAAGATACTAATTTAGCTAACTTCGAAATGCTAAAACAAGTGATTGGACAAGTAGAAGTATATCCAGATTTAGAATTGCCTAAAATTTCTGAATTGGAAAAATTAGGTTTTAAATTTACTCGCTATTTATTCCAAGACGATAGAATTTATGTAGACCCTGATTTTTATTTTGTATACTTAGCCCCATTAACTTCTCAAGTATTAAGAGAATCTGTTTTGAAATTAATTAAACCAGATGGATTATTAAATGGTGACCAAACAATTATTGATGAGTCTGGTGCTCAATTTGATTTAATTGCTAAAGATGGTTTAGGCACATCGATTCAAAATATGAATGACATTGCTAAAGAACAGCAATCTCAAATGAATGATGCTAAAGAAGCATCTAAAAAAATAGCATTAAAAAAACTTAATGAAAATCTGAAACAAGCCGCTCATCAAAAAGGTCAAGAAACCAATCTTGATGCATGGGAAGTATGTAAAGATATTAAAACTATTTTTTTAGAACGAAAATACGATAAAGAATTAAAATCTAATATCGCTCGCAAAAAAGCTGATGAAGCATTAACAGATAACGGCCCTGATTCTAAAATACAAGCTCCTAATGGTAAGTTCTTCAAACAAAACGATATAGATTTTTTAATTAAAAATAAATATACAGAAGAACAAGCTATCGCTTTATTATCTGCAACCGATAAATATAAAAAACCACCAGAACCAGATACTAATAATTCTTTAGAAAAACATAATACAGAAAGTAATAAATTAGAAATACAAAAATCTACTGATATCAAACAAGGTAAAGATATTTTCGGTAATCCAAAAAATGCTAACAAAGAAAACGTAGAAAATAAAGATAATAAAGACGCTACTACATCTGCTCATGTACAAGCAGAAATAGCAAAAGAAGGTAAAAAGATTACAGAAGGTGAATGGGTTAGTGAACAAATTGAAAAATCTACTTCAGCCGCTAATGACTTCTTATATTATCTTGAACAAACTCCGATTACATTAAAAGACTCTGATAAAATATTAGATATCACAAAAGATACTGTATTCTTGGAAAAAGGGAAAGATTTCTTTGATATCGCAAGAGTTAATGATAAAAGTACTATTTATAGCTATGTAAAATATTGGTTCGAATTTGATGCTGTAAAAGCTCTATGTAATGCCTTATATATTAATATAAATGATAATTTCTTATCTGTAGTAAGCGATATTATTTATGCCGCTGCTTGTAATGCAACAGCTGATAAAGAATATTCTAGTAAACAAAAAGCAACAGATTGGAAACCTAATTCTACTTTCATTGCTGTCATCAATGGATTAACACAAGATGCCTCTGAAAGAAGATATGCAGATACAGTTGGTGAAGCTGTAGAACAAGGGTTAGAGTTCGGTACATTTAGATTTAAAATGTATTCACAAGATGCAATTAACAATATAACTGGTGAAGAAAATAATAATGTAGCTACTGATAATAATAAAGAAAAAATTAACAGTGCTATGTTTGTACTTGACCCATATTATAGAGCTAATAAAAATGCGGTTCCTGATTATAAATTAAATTGTATTGTAAATACTAAATTTGCAACAATTGCTTATTTACGGTTAGTATTTTATTGGTTAGCAAGATTAACACAAGAATATGTATATCCATCTATTAATTCTGATGTATTAAGAAAAACATCTGTTACAGAACTCGATATTCAAAACCAATATAAGAAATCTGGTGTCTCTAGTAATGTAGATGAACAACTTCTTAAAAATATTGAATTCTTTAAAAAGAATGAATATCAAATTGATAGTGGTAAAATATTTGTAGCTAATCTGTTAACAGCTTGTGATGGTGACTCTAAATTATTAAGTCGTATTAAAGCCAAAGAATATAATGCATTATCTTCTTATCAAAAAGGTTGTGTTATCCCAGGCAAAACAATTAATCCTAATGAAACCAGTGCTATGGTATTTAGAAAAACAATTATGGCATTAGCTGGTCTAGGAAGAATTAAAGATATTAATACATCTGGTGTATCACAAGATAAAGTTGTTAATAAAATGATTAACACTATATATGAAAAAAAATATATAGAAGCAGCTGAAAACGTAACGACGTATGCATCTCATGCTTGTCACGATATGATTGTATATGATGCTAGAGGTCGAATGTTAAGAGCATTCCCTACCTTCTACATGATGCTTATTGATGAAGGACGTGATGTTGGTAAATGGCATTTACACGATAATTATTATAATAATAATGCACTAGGTTCTATTGCCGTTACTCGCTCTAAAGATAATCCAGTAGATGTGGCAGAAATTGAAATGAGTAATTTTTATGGCTCATTCTTATTAACTGGTGACGACTCTATTTACCCAGATACATCAAATCTTACATTAATGGATGCATTTGCAGATATCGTAACTCCTATTGTTATTCCTAATGAACAGGAAAAAATAGAAGAACGAGAACGTAAAATTAAAGATGTAAAACCTGCGTTACGATTAGTACCAGGTACAAAGTTAACAATTAAACTTGGTTATGGAGCCAATCCTAATTTAATGCCAACTGTATTTAATGGCGTCATCGCAGAAGTATCTGCTGAAGATAAAGTTATATTACAGTGTTCTGGATATGGACAAGAATTAATTAATCCTATCCTAGAAGATATGGAAGCTTATCATCTACCAAGACAAGATGATTTAGTCGGTGCTTTTGCTAATACAGATTCTCCTATTAATATTGTTCGTGGGTTATTTACACAGCGCGGTGGATTTTTAAAACGACTTGGTTCTCATATTCCTATCGTATCTGATTATATAGATAGAAATGCATTTGGTATTACTAATTTCGGTAATCCTGATTTTACAGATATTTTTAAATCTGGCGAACCATGTCAAAACATTTTCTCTGTAACAGCTCCTAATAAAGTCGATGATGGAGAAATTGTAGCCGATGGTCAACAAATTCAAATCTCATTCGATGTATTTGGTCGTTCTCCTTGGGATGTAATTCATATCGCTAAATCATTAAATCCTGATGCATTAGCTGGAATTAGAAACTTTGGTTTACGCCAAACTGTATTTATGGGTATGAATAGATATTATTATGCGTATGATTACGCTAGAGATAAAAACACGAATACTATCGTAGAAAAAAGAAAACCATTCCAACAATTCCATATTTATAATTCTTACCAAGATATTATTCAAAATGGTTGGGTAACATCTGTTAAAGATATGCATACCGTTGCTGTTGGTTTATATCAAAATAGTGGTTCTTTTAATTCTGTTAGTCAAGAAAAAATTGGACCATTATATGCAGACATCGATATTTATCCAGATGCTCAAAGAACGATGACATACGATACTGGTTTAATTACAAAAGGTATCCCATATCTTGGAACTATCACTAACTCATTATTTAATAATGAATACGTAGAAGATTTTTTGAGTATGTTTGATATCTTCGGTGCACAAGATGATAAAGGCATGGTTAATAATAATCAAAATATCGCTTGGAAAATGACAGCATCTGGTTTGCGACAAGCCGTTGCTAGAATGTATGCAGGCGATATGATTGTTGTAGGTGACCCATCTGTAAATCCACTAGATAGAATTTATGTATATGATGAAGTTAATGGCATTCGTGGACAAGCTATCGTAAAAGAAGTATCTCACATGATTAGTAGTGAAGGTTTTACTACTGCTATTTCTCCTGAATGTATTGTTACTGTAGATGATGAATTCGAAAATGCAACTCATTCTATATTCCGTGATTTATCTAATATGGCCGTATTTGCAGTAGCCGCCACTCATAGTGTATGCGTTTTAAAAGATTCTTTTAAAGCAGTTAGAACACAAGCTAAAGAATATTGGACATCTAACAAAATGCAAGAGAAGACATTTGGTGATAAATTACGACAAGCTAAAGATGATATTGTTCAGTTAGGTAAAGATTCTGCATCAGCCAAAAAAGCCAAAGTAATTGGTAAAATTAAGAGCGTTAAAAATCTTAATTTTAAATTAAAAACTAAAATATCGAAAAAAGTAGCTAGTTCCATATTTAAAACAGCTGGTAAAGGTTTATTAAAAGTAGGTTCTAAATTAATTCCATTTGCTGGTGAAATATTAATGGTAGCTGATTTTGCTATGATACGTTTTAACAGATTTGCTAAAAATCTACAAGTCGTAAAAATGTATCCATTACAAAGATACGGTATTCCTTGGACAGCTGGTGTTAATGGTCAAAAAGGTTTAGTATACGGTTCAAGAACTGCTAACCAACAAGGCCTCCTTGAAAGTGCTATTAATACTGTATTCGGTAGTGGTGAAGTTGACAGCGGATTCGGAATTGCTCGTGGATTGAAATACTTCTTAATTCCAGAAGAATTGCAAGAAACAGCAGATAAATATGAATCTAATTCAAACAAGGATACTGAAGAAGTAGTAAATAATACAAATAGAACAACAGATGAATATGACAAATATAAATCTGGTAATCGTTTCGCCAATAAAGTAAAATCTATTATGGCTTCTAATGATGGTACTAATGAACAAAAAACATTATCTAAAACAGATTATCGTCAAATGCAAATTAATCAACGGGCTGATTATGATGACCCAGAATCCATTAAAGCATCTTATGATTATTTCAATATGGACACTGACCAAAATTGGTTAGCTAGTAATAAATTAAAACGCAATCGATTAATCTCTAAAGATGTTCGTTTAGCTCCATATATTAAAGAAGGTTTCTTTAAAATTATTCATGAAACTCCTGGACTTAATCAAGGCAAAAATGTTAAAACATCAAATGTTCGTTTTGATGGACAAGATGCGTATATTAAACAAATTGTCGAAACAAGACAAGATGGAAAAAATATTTTAGATATTCCTATGCTAAATCCAGAAGCTTTAAATATATTATTTGAATTAATTAGAAGAGCGAAAAATAATATGCCAGCAGCTAATGCTTCTGACCCATATGAAAACTACGAAGAAACAAAAACTTCATTTATCGCTCTTGAATCTGCATTGCGTATTGCTGATGATAAATCAGTAGCTGGTGCAGGTTATACATTTATTCTTCATGGTGTAGATAAAGCAGCTCCTGCACTCGCAAAAGCTATTAAAGAATTCCATGAAGAAATTGAATTGGATGCAAAAGACAATGCGTCTTTAAATCCAGTGATTTTTGATTCAAAAGATTTAGGAAATAATAAAACAGTTATATCTTGTCGATTTCCATTAATTGTACAACCAAAAGCATGGGATGATAGTGGT